GGGCAAGCGTTAAAGCTGGAACTGATACACCGCTTTGGTAAAGACCGTTGTTGGACTATTGAATACCCAAACCTTCATGATGTGCAATGCAAGGATGCGAATGAATGTTTAATGGAGCATGGAGCCGAGGTTTTAAGGGAGATAATAGGATTGGCGGCTCCACACCCCATAGATGGATTATACACTGTCAGGGATTATGAGAAAGAGGTTTTGAATATTTATGACGGCAATGTGCAGAAGGCATTGTCTACAGGGTTCAAATCTTTGGATAATATTTACAAGGTGATGCCATCCACATTTGCTGTCGTTACTGGCGTTCCCAACCACGGCAAATCAAATTTTATAGACCAGCTTGCGGTAAACCTCGCGAGAAATCACGGTTGGAAGTTTGCTGTATTCTCACCAGAGCATAGCACCGCTAATCATATAAGGCGGCTTTCAGAAAAGGTAATAGCCAAGCCATTTGATATTGGTCCAAGCCAGAGGATGAGCAAGAGCGAACTTGTTGATGCTATGATGTTTCTGGATGACAAGTTTCATTTTATTGAAGCAGAGGAATCTGTGCCTAGTATTGATTGGTTGCTTGCCAAGGCTAGAGCCGCTTGTTTAAGGCATGGCGTGAAGGGCATAATCATTGACCCATACAATGAGATAGATGCAACTAGGGATGGGAACAAAAGAGAAGATGAGCATATCCGAGACCTGATAAGCCGATGCAAACAGTTTTGTCGGACGCATGAGGTTGCGATGTGGATGGTTGCCCACCCCGCTAAAATGCAGAGAACGCAAGAGGGTATTATCCCGCCGCCTAGCCTGTATGATGTCAGCGGGTCAGCCCATTGGAATAATATGGCGGATGTTGGGCTTGTTATTCACAGAGACTTTGAGACTGATGAAACTAGAGTGATAACCCGCAAGATTAGAGAGCAAGGATTATATGGGAGTATTGGGGAGTGTTTTTTCAAGTATAATTTAGCCAAGCACGTTTACGAAGAAACAGAACATCAGACAGTGCAAAACTACTGGACAGACAGTGATTAGGTGATATTATGTTTACGACTGCCAATTATGCTCCCAAGCGTTTTGGTTTTCGTGGTTAGAGAGGGGGGTTTGGTCGCCCCCCTTTCGTCTTTCCCTTATATCTAAGGCTTGCCGCATACCCCATTATGGGTTATCTTTGTTAGATGAAACTAATAAATATTTATAATGAAATCGCTTCAAATTATGATTCGTTTTACAAAAGCCCACGGCATTTTGTAGAAGAAGAAATAATCTCTAGGTTTTTACCAGAGATTGACAAAAATAGTTCTGTTTTGGATATAGGCTGTGGAACTGGAAACATGATAACGGTTGGTCAAATACCAACAGAAAACTATTTCGGCATTGATATCTCTGTTGAGATGTTGAAATCAGCTTCTCAAAAATATCCTGATTATAAATTCCAACAAGCTGATGGCAGTGAAATGATACTTCACGGATGCTGGGATTTGGTTCTGACTGTATTTGGTCAGTTAAATTATATGGGGCTTTCGGATTGGTGCGAATCAATGATTCAGAATATGCACCATGATGAAAATATTGTTGAACAGAAATCTAGGTTTCTTTCAGTGATGTACTCTAATCAATACAGACCTAATTATTTAGATTCGCAAGCAAGCGGGTACACTATTGAACACATAAAGCGCACCCTTAATGATAATCAGCTTTCATGCAATATATGGGGTCTTTCATATCCATTGCCATCAGAAAATAAAATGAGTTTCAAAGAATTGCTCCAAGCGCAGATGCTATTAACTGAATCGGGTGATTTAACAGGATGTCGTTATTGGCTTATAGAGGGCGGGTGGGCAGGGTCATATGATTAGGCTATCTGTAACAGTCATGACTGCATCATTCGACACAGAAAGAAGGCTGTCTGTTGAAAACCTAATAAGGGAAATACACCCCGAAAGAATTAAGAATCTTACTATTGATTTTCAAATCATATCTGATTGGTGGAAATCTGGACCATGGCCTACTGCAAAAAGATGCTGGGAGCATGGGGTCAGGATTGATGGAACTCATCACATGATACTCCAAGATGATATAACAGTCTGTGATGATTTCTTATTGGGTGTCCATGAAGTAATACGAGCGTGTCCTGATTCTCCTATTTCTCTTTATGCTAATCGTAAAATTTGCGAACAGGCAAAAGAACAGGATGCAAGATGGGTGAGAATACCAGATGGAATTTGGGGTCCAGCGGTTATCATGCCAACCGACCATATTCCCTTGTTTCTTTCTTGGGAAGAACAGCATATCAAGCCATCTTTCAAGCATGATGACAGTCGACTTGCAATGTGGTGTGTCAAGACAGGCAACAAGGTTATGTGTCCGCAACCTTCTTTAGTCCAGCATAAGGCGGCGCAGAAATCCTTGTTAGGGCAGAGCCACCCATCAAAAGTAGCGAGGTGGTTTGAAAGACAAACCCCACTTTCCAGAGATTGGAAAAATGGGGCTATCCTTGATGCGCCTAATGGTTTGTCGAAGGGCTATTATGAATATTACATCAACCCCATTGCCTAGAGATGTATGCATCATCAGAATGGTATTCTTTTGTAAAGGCAAGGGCATCAGTTAAGTAGGTTTGGTCAATACCGAAATCTTTATAGCCGTTAAGGATTCCCTCGTAATATTGTTTTGGCGGTAAGCCTAATCCGTGGCTATTCATAACGTAAGCCATAAACTGTTTACCGTCCGCGTTTACAAAATACTCCTTTCGGTACAGGCTGGGGTATCCCTCATAGCGGTCAAGTGCCTTTTCACACTGGTCAGTTATAGTCCAAAGGCCGACAGGGCAATGCAATCCTTTGGCTGGTATCATATCAGCAACGCCTTTGAATACTAATCGGTAGTCAGGCAGTAATATAAATCCCATTGGTTTTGCCGCAGGGCAACGTATCGCCATTTGGTTTTTATTCAAGTTTGATCCGTAAGCTAAATATATCATTGGTCTCTCCGTGGTTTATGCCGCAAGCTGCGCGGCTCTGTTGTTTAGGTAATCTTGAACCTCTGGCTCAACTTGGTTGAACATAGAATCGGCTGTTGCGAAAAAGTAAGTGGCAAACCAATCCGAGAAATTCTGGTTAAGCTGGCGAGTGGCTGGCTCATACATATTTTCTAATTGGTCGAGTGTGAGAAAATCGCGCAACGCACCATTGGAATCAAACAGCTTGTACCCTGTATTTGCAAAACGCAAATCCCAACCTTGTGCGGCAACCTGTTCACGAATCTCACCAAACGCAATCTTTTTTCTGCGCTTGTAAGTGAGGCTTGCACCTTGAGTCGGGTTTTTGCTGGCCTCAACAAACGCCATTAGGAACTTAATCCAGTTGCCAATTTTAACATGGTCATATGAACCCGCGTGTTGGCGGAACTCAACAGTCCCATATTCAACAATCTTGGCTAGGCTCACTTTGTGGTACTTGCTAGCAATGGTGGGGAGCGAACTAATCCTAGTAGCGGCTTGAATACGAGAGAGAGGGTATCCGTGCCGAGAACTAGGTTTGATGCTGTAACACCATTGGTTCGCATCCCCACGTCGAGAACGAGGAAGAAACGTATCAATCTGTTCCTCGTAATCTCCATATCTTGTAACCACATTTTTTACATGGTCAATCGTCATATCCGCCCAACTTAAATGAACGTGAACACCACACTGGTAATCAACATAAAGTCCATCCATTTGGCTGAGAACAAAAAGCACCTTGCGAAGCTGAACAAACGCATCCTCACCTCTCATTGGTGGGCTTACTAACTCGCCACCAATAGGGTCTGAATAGCCATTTGTGGAAACCGTTGCATCGGTTACAATCTTCCAATATGGCTGGGTGCGGTGGTTATAGCCTTCTCTGCGAACCTCAATATCCGTTAGGTTGTTACGCATGAATCTCTCAACCTCTGCAAGTCTAACGCCTTTAAACTCAATCTCAACGCCAACTTTAAAATTATTATAAATATTCATTTCTCTCTCCGTGGTTGTTGGGGTTACAGCCCCTTACTCAATTATAATGGCACAACTGTTTACCATTGTAAACACCTAAGATGCAATAAAACGCATTTTTTTAATTTTTTTTATTTATTAAAGATAAAAGATTCCAATTCATCATCTGACATACTGTCAAAATCTGGCTCCACCTCTACAGATGGCATGGGCTTTCTAGGGGTTAGCTTGCGCTTTCTTGGGCGTTTAAGCGGCTGTGAAGGCTGTTTAGTCTTTTTTGTTGGTTTGGGTAGCTCTGGCAAGATAAAGACGCTCTCAAGCGTGGTAAATTTGGTATCGCATTTCAGGCATTGCCGCCATCTAGTTTTGCCTTTTGGTATATCTCTGGGCTTGAGTGCTACGACTTTTAGCTCTGTTGATTTGCATTTTGGACATTCTAGCATTTTATCTTCACTTGTTTTTGTGGCTTGATGTGGTAATGTTTATTTAACCCCAAAATGGGATGAACTGCAATGCCATAAGGTAGGAAGATAAATGTCAGATATAAAATGGGCGGCAGATAAAGTAGAGCGTAGACAGCTTTCAGAGATTATCCCTTATGATAGAAACTCCAAGCTACATCCCGATACTCAAATTGACCAACTGGCTAACAGTATCCGTGAGTGGGGTTGGACTATCCCAATCTTAATTGATGAGAAGGACACTGTGTTAGCTGGTCATGGGCGTTTGTATGCGGCTCAACAGCTTGGCTTGTCTGATGTACCTTGCATGGTAGCAGAGGGTTGGTCAGAGGAAAAAAAGAGAGCTTATGTCATAGCGGATAATAAGCTGGCAGAAAAAGGCGGCTGGGATAATGCCTTGCTTTATTCTGAGTTAAAGCAAATCAAGAGCAGTAGCTTTGACCTCTCCCTAATGGGCATGGACGATGAATTTGATTTGATGGATTTCAGCCCGAATCTTGAGCCTATGACAAGCTACGATGAGATAACTGAAGGCGATATCAACAAAGCTAGTGATGGCATTAACTCATCTTTTGCTGAAAGAGGCATGGACAATTCACAAAAGGGGCATGAAGTAATGTGTCCACATTGTGCAAAATCATTCAGATTTGAAGGAATGTAATGAAATTCTATTTGGATGAGAATGTTTATGATGCCGCCATTGAACGGATACAATACCTGTTTGATGAGTTTGATGAGGTTATAGTCTCATTCTCTGGGGGCAAGGATAGCACCATAGTTCTTAATCTTTGTTTGGAGGTGGCGGAATCCAAGGGTAAATTGCCTATCAAGGTTATGTTTGTTGACCAAGAAGCCGAATGGGATGCTGTAATTCAATACGTCCGCAAGGTTATGAATGACCCAAGGGTTGACCCTCAATGGCTACAAGTGCCTATCAAGCTGTTCAATGCGGCATCAATGGAATCCTCATGGTTGCATTGCTGGGCAGAGGGTGAAGAATGGATGCGACCTAAAGAGCCTAACAGCATACATGAAAATGTTTATGGTACGGACAGGTTCACGACTATGTTCACCAAGTATCTCCAATACACCTTCCCTAATAAAACAATAGCCAATGTCGGGGGTGTAAGGGCAGAGGAAAGCCCAAACAGAAGGGCGGGTCTGACTACAGGGCAGACGTATAAGCATATAACGTGGGGCAAAAGAGAGAGCGAAAAGCTAGGGCATTACACATTTTATCCAATTTATGATTGGAGCTATAAGGATGTATGGAAGGCAATCCACGATAACCAGTGGGATTACTGTACAATATACAACGAATTTTGGCGGCATGGTATCCAGCCCATGAAAATGAGGGTATCAAACCTTCATCATGAAACAGCCATTGACCAGCTATTCTATTTGCATGAGATGGAAGCGGACACTTGGAACGCTCTCACTAAGCGGCTAGGGGGTATAAACCAAGCCAAGCATATGTCCAAGAAGGATATGTTCTCCATCAAAACCTTGCCGTGGATGTTCTCTGATTGGGTGGAATACAGGGATTACCTTGTGGATAACCTTGTGCAGACTGAGGAACGTAGGGAGGTCTTTCGTAAAGAGTTCAAGAAAATGGATGTCAAATTTGCGAACATGGCACTGCCAGAAGAACGTCACAAGAGCGAAGTCCTATGTATTTTAGCGAATGATTGGCATTTTACCAAGTTACAGAACTTTCTTGGCAGACCCGAAACAATCAATTTCCTCAAGCTACAGAGAGGTCAAACCATTGATTGGAATAGACCAGAGCGTGATTTGCGCTACATCAAACCAGAACATAGAGGGCAGCATGAGCCAGAATCACCCAATAAGTAACGTAATGTGGATGCCGATAGATAAGGTGGAGCCAAACGACTACAACCCTAATTCTGTCGCGGGTCAGGAAATGAAACTGCTACATACGAGCATAAAGCATGACGGCTATACCCAGCCAATCGTAACAATTTATGATGAGACCAAGGATAAATACGTTATCGTTGATGGCTTCCATAGGTACTTTACTTGCAAAAACAACAAGGACATATACGACAGCACTGATGGCTGTGTTCCAATTGTAGTTATCAAGAAAGACATCAATGAACGCATGGCGGCTACTGTAAGGCATAATAGAGCCAGAGGCGCACACAGCGTATCAGGTATGTCTAACATGGTTTTCAATATGCTTGATAATGGCTGGGCGGATGCCGATGTATGTAACCACTTGGGTATGGAGCCTGATGAACTGTTACGTCTGAAGCATATAACAGGCTTCTCCAAATTGTTTGCAGATGCAGAATATAACAAGGCTTGGGTAAGCAAGCATCAAATACTGCTAAAAAAGCAAGTGGAAGAAGAAAATAAGATTAACTGAGAAATTGTGATAACGTAGAGCTATGACAAACAAAATTACACCAGAGCTTAGACAGACTATCAGGGATGAGTTCGTGCATGGGTACACCAATGCAGAAGGCCAGCGTGTATATCCAGCCGTTGAAGCCCTTTGCAAGCGGCATGATGTAGCCAGAGCAACCCTTTACAGGTGGGTTGATAAAGAAAACTGGCAAGCAGAGAAAAACCGTATACAGACTGAATTAGAGCAACGTCAGGACGCAGAGCGTTTAGAACGTATGTTGGCAAGCGGCAAGCAGTTAGATGACAGGGCTTTAACAATCGCGCAAGGTATGTTGCAGAAGGTTGCAACAAGGATGCGTAGAGGGTTCGCAGACGAAGAAGCCAACCCGCAACACGGCGGCTTAGAGACTGAGACATTAAGAGAGTTGTCTCAAATCGCTATGAACGCTCAAAAAATAGGAAAACTAGCTTTAGGCCAAGCACAGGAGATAAGTAAAGTCAGTGCAGACATCAGCAATCCAGAAGCCTTCCGAGAGGTTATGGAGCAACTTGACGAAATTGCAGAGGCAAGGTCATCTCGCTACAAGCACACTGTACAATGAGTGGCAATCAACAGCTCGTGATTCTCAATTAACTCCGCCCCGAAGTATATATGGCGATTATAATATATGGCTTATCCTTGCAGGGCGAGGCTGGGGCAAGACGCGCACAGGGGCTATGGATACAATCCTTTACGCTCTACGCAACCCAGAGGTTCAGGTAGCGGTTGTCACGCCTACATTCGGGGATATACGGCGGGTTGCCTTTGGCGGGGTATCAGGGATTATAAAGAATTTGCCTACAGAATGTTTGATGTCAGGCAGGGGCAGGGGATATAACGCTTCAGCATCAGAGATAACATTGTACAATGGCTCAAAGATAATGGGATTCAGTGCTACAGAGCCAGACCGTTTGCGTGGTCCTCAGTTTCATAGGGCTTGGTGCGATGAGTTAGCGGCTTGGTTCTACCCAGAAACCTTTGACCAGCTTATGTTTGGATTACGTTTGGGGCAGAACCCGCAATGCGTTATCACCACAACCCCGAAGCCGTCACCTATCATTAGAGGGCTAATGAAGCGCAAGGGCATAGTCATTACCAGAGGAAGCACGTTTGAGAATGAGGCTAATCTTGCGCCAGCGGCATTGCAACAGCTTAGAGAGAAGTACGATAACACTAGGCTAGGCAGACAAGAGCTTTATGCAGAGCTTCTTGATGATAGTGAAGGTGCGCTTTGGAATTACAAAAACCTAGATGAAACAAGAGTCACCAAGGATGAAGTGCCTGAATTGCGTAGAATTATTGTGGCTATTGACCCTGCCGTGACCAACAATGAGGGGTCTGATGAAACTGGTATTGTGATAGCTGGGCAAGCGGATAATGGAAGGTACTATGTCTTAGACGATGTTTCTGGTAAGATGACACCAGATGGGTGGGGTCGATTAGCCATTGATATGTACTACAAGTATCAGGCTGACCGCATTGTTGCAGAAGTGAATAATGGTGGCGATTTGGTGGAACGTCTGATAAGAACAATAGACAACGAAGTATCATACACACCAGTAAATGCTTCTAGGGGCAAGATGGTAAGGGCAGAACCTATTGCCGCTTTGTATGAACAAAAGAAGGTTTCTCATGTCGGTATGTTTACAGAGCTAGAAGAACAGCTTTGCTCATTTACTGTTGGCAGTAGGAAATCACCAGATAGACTTGATGCCTTAGTCTGGGCGTTGACAGAACTGAGCCAATCCAGTGGGACGGCTACTTGGAGAATCACATAATGGCTGGCATCAAAGATTTTTTTAACTTCCTACAAACCAAGACAATAGAGTACAAGGAAGCACCACAGGTTGTCTTAAGCACAACAAACACTCAACACTACAGGCGGGATAACTATGAAGCCTATGCTGATGAGGGCTATCGACAAAACGCTATTGTGTATCGTTGCGTTAATGAAATTGCCAATGGTGCGGCCTGTATTCCATTCAAAGCCTACCAAGGCGATATAGAGCTAGACCAGCACCCAATACTAAGTCTGCTTCAACGCCCCAACCCAATGCAAGCGGGTGTTGAGTATTTCCAAGCTGTTTATTCTTATTTGCTTTTATCAGGTAATAACTACTCAATCCGTTCAGATGTGGCGGGTGAGGTGCGGGAGCTTTATTTGTTAAGGCCAGACCGCGTGAGGGTTAAGCCAAGCAAGACAACAACGCCAGAAGGCTATGAGTATGTAATCAATGGCAAGGTTGTCAAAACGTATGATTCAAACCCGCTTACTGGTGAGGCGGAAGTCAAACACATGAAGCTCTACAACCCATTAGATGATTTCTATGGGCTATCCCCGCTTATGGCGGCGGCAGTAGATATTGACAATCACAACGCTATCAATAAGCACAACATCAGCCTTCTCAACAATGGGGCAAGACCAAGCGGTGCTATTGTATTCAAGCCAACTAGCGATAGGGGTATGCCTATCCAGTTAAGTGATGGTCAACGTCAACAGCTACAGGATGATTTAGATGTTAAGTTTAAGGGTCCAGCTAATGCGGGTCGCCCACTCTTATTGGAGGGGGATTTTGATTGGCGCGAAATGGGTCTTAGCCCTAAAGACATGGATTTTCTGCAACAGAGAAACATGGCGGCAAAGGATATCGCTTTGTGTTTTGGGGTTCCAAGTCAGCTTATTGGGATTCCAGATTCGCAGACGTATGCGAATGTCCAAGAAGCGAGACTCGCGCTTTACGAAGAAACGATAATTCCATTAGCCAAGCGCATACAATCAGATTTGAATGAGTGGCTTTCGCCGATGTATGGTGATGATATTTATATTGAGTATGATTTTGAGGCAGTGCCAGCAATGGTGGAACGTCGCAGGCGTATCTATGAAAACGTAACGCAAGCAGTCCGTGAGGGTATCATTTCTCGTAATGAAGCTAGGGAACGGTTAGGGCTAGAGCCAATTACAGGAGGTGATGATGTCTATATCGCGGCTAATCTCTTTCCACTTGGAACCACAGAAACCGCACCAGCCGAAGGACAGGAGGCCGAACAAGATGGTAAAGATGCTTATGGAATGGATGCAGAAGCTAAACAGGAAGTTGAAAAAGACGTATTTACAACTGAAGGTGAGGCTGAAGATAGGGCGGAGCAAATAGGTTGCGTGGGTACGCACTCACATGAAACAGCCAATGGCACAGTCTTTATGCCATGTGAATCACATGATGATTATGACCGTTTAACCAGTGAGGTTCTTGACGATGATGCAAAGGCAGAGAGCGATGTTGACACAACGCCTACTGACGCAATGGCGAAAGAGGCTGAACGTGGTCTTGCCATGCGTAAAGAGTTCAACAGAGGCGGAACAGAAGTTGGTGTCGCAAGAGCAGTCCAACTTGTATCCAAAGAAAGGCTCTCGCCCTCGACTGTAAGACGGATGCACAGCTTCTTTAGCCGCCATGAAGTAGACAAAAGAGCCACAGGCTTTAGGCAAGGCGAAGAAGGCTACCCAAGTGCAGGGAAAATCGCATGGCTTTTGTGGGGTGGTGATTCAGGCCAAACATGGGCAAGGCGTAAAGCGGCGGCACTAGACAAAGAACGTGATGGCAAGAATGAAGCAATGGACATTATGCTACAGGAAAGCCCAATAGCGCACAATGAGCTAGACCAAAAGGCTCCTATCAGTGAGGCTGTTAAAAAGGGCTTGGCTAAGAAAGTCAAAGAGCATAACGACAAGCATGGCGACAAGAAGGGCAAGCGTGTCACACAGCGGATGCTTGAAGCTGTATTCCGTAGGGGCGTGGGGGCTTACAATACAAACCCGCAATCAGTAAGGCCAAGCGTATCAAGTCAAGACCAGTGGGCTTATGCAAGGGTAAATGTATTCTTGGCGGCTGTCCGTACAGGCAAGTTCAAAAGCGGCAAGTTTGATACTGATTTGCTACCGAAAGGCCACCCATTAAGAACAGGGGATTAACATGACTATTCCATCTCTTTTGGGATTGCAGTTCAATCAAGGCAGATTTTACGGTCATTTAACTGAATATAAATTTGGCTTCAATCCCGCAATAGGCACAGATGAGGAAACAATATGGGATGGCAGTTCATTATATGCCCACCCATCTTCAGCTTCAGTGATGAAGGTATCAAGCAGTAACGCATCTGATACAGCTACAACCGTTATTGTGTCAGGGTTAGACTCTAATTATTTACCAATAACAGAGACCATTACTTTGAATGGTCAAACTGCTGTAAATACATCAAATGAATATTTGAGGGTCAATAGAGCCAAAGTAACATCTAATGCTCCACAGGGTGATGTGTATGTTGGCACAGGGGCGGTATCATCAGGCGTTCCAGCAAATAAGTTTGCCAAGATAATTATTGGTGAAAATCAAACCTTGATGGCTGTTTGGAGTGTCCCCGCTGGATATACAGCGCATTTACACAAAATAACACTTTCATCAGGAACAACTGCCGCTAACAAATTTGCAACAGGCAGATTAAAAGTCACACCATTCGGTCAGGTGGCGCAAACAAAAGCTGTTGTCACATTACACAATACGCATATCGAGATGGATTTTGGTGTGCCTCTAATGATTGATGAAAAAAGTGATGTTGAATTAAGGGCATTGGTGAGTTCTGGGTCAGATGCTATATCTGGCACTATGACGTTTGTTTATGTAAAGAATGACTAAACTAGCACACAAAGCACCACGCAATCGCATATCCATACGCAGGGAATACATAGAACAAAACCGCTTGCGTATTGGGTTTGAGCGTAAACTGCGTCTGCAACTACAGACCTTGTTCGCTGAGACAGGGCAGAAAGCCCAGCAAGACTACAGGGATGCGGGTAGGCTTATCAACACCCAGCGAGATTTTTCTACTAACCTTAAAGTTATCTTGGACAGCCATTACAGGGCGGTCATAGATGAGTTCGGTCTGCGAATACTCAGGTATCAAAAACAAGATAGCCAGTTTGAAATCATCATACGAGAGTACATCAATTTGTATGGAGCAATGCGGGTATCGCAGATAAGCGGCACAACCCTCGCGCAAATACAAAGGATTATCAGGGCGGGTGAATTAGAAGGCTTGGGTGTATCAGTTATCGCAACCAACATCTTTGAATCAATGCGTGGTTCATTTAGCAGAATAAGGTCAGCGACCATTGCAAGGACTGAAACTCATTCAGCCGCCAGCTACGCTAATCACGCAGTCAATGCCAGCCTCAAGATACCCAATCAAAAGAAGCGGTGGGTTTCTGTATCAGATGACAGGGCTAGGCAATGGCACACAGCCATGAACGGCGTAGAGGTTGAGTTAGATGAGGACTTCATCGTTAGGGGTATGCCAATGGGATACACAGGAGACCCAAGAGGCGGGGCGGCTAATGTGATTAACTGCCGCTGTGTCACCCTATACGTCACCCCAGAAGATGAAGTAGAAGCTTAGTCCCTTGCGTGGTTAATACATCTTTTTGCCAACGCTGTTTCTGCTAGGGGAAAGGTAAATTTCATATTTGCTAGGGTCTTGCTTGCGTAATTTACGCATATCCCTTGCAGAGCCTTCTGCTTCAATTATTTGGGTATCTTTGTTTACCAATTTATAAGCAGTGCTTTTAGGAAAATAATTCATCGTGGTGGTCTCCGTGGTTAGTGGGGGCTTTCACCCCCTTGTTGCTATGCGTTACCGCTTAATACTCTAATTGCCATAATCTCTCTTGCGGCATCCAATCTTTTCTGTAGGTTTTTAATTACCTTTGCGGAAGTGCCAGCAGGGTGTGGGTTATCAATCTCTTGTTGTATCCATGTTGGGTAAACCCGCAACACTCGCTCTAAAGACTCTTGGCTGTTAATCATAATTTCTTTGTGGCGTTTCATGCTAATCATTTTCTTCTCCGTGGTTTGTGTTAATAACTGCTTACCCTCTTAATATAGGGGTGTTGTTTACTATTGTCAACACATAAAATGATAATAATTGAAAAAAAGTGAAAATAATTGTAGATGTTGTCTATTGTTCAACATGAGTGTATGATGTACCTATTAGGAGATGCTTATGCCGATACCAAAGCCTAGCTCTGGTGAAAGCGAATCTGATTTTATGGCAAGATGCACAGGTGATAGCACCATGCTTGCCGAATACTCACAGCGTGACCAGCGGGTTGCAGTCTGTCTGAGCAGTTACCGCGAGGGCGGGAAAGAGGAGACTGTGATGGATGAAGCCCTAGTTGAAGATTTCACTGATGATTTTGATGATGAGATGAAGTCAGAGACGCTTGATATTCAAGCAGAGCTAAAGGCTTACAACGGCGATGATGAAGAAGAAAAGGGCGTGTTCTCTGGATACGGCTCTATCTTTGGCAATAAAGACCTCGGCAACGATGTCATGGTGCAGGGTGCATTTGCCAAGTCAATCGCAAGCAAGGGTCCTAAGGGCGTTAAGCTCCTATATCAACATGATGCCAAAGAGCCTATCGGGGTATTTGATGAAATCATTGAAGATAGAAAAGGTCTGCGTGTAAAAGGCCGCTTGGCTATGGGTACACAAAAAGGCCGTGAAGTTTATGAGCTAATGAAGATGGGAGCCATTGATGGCCTCTCCATTGGCTACAGGGTTTCTCCAAAGGGTGCAGATTACGATGAGCGTGGCAAAAAGCGTATGCTCAAAGAAGTTGACCTAATGGAGATTAGTGCCGTTACCTTCCCGATGAATACCAGAGCGAGAGTTCAGGCGGTCAAAGGGGAACAACGGACGGTTCGTGAATGGGAAGAAACCATGCGGGATGCTTGCGGTCTTTCAAGAAGCGAATCAAAGGTAGCGGCAAATGCCGTGTTTAAGGCTTTAGACCAGCGTGAGGTTGGCGATGAGCAAAAGGAAGTCATTGATTCAATGGCAAAACTCACCAAAATCCTAAAAGGAGACTGATGATGTCTGATGATATCAAAAATGCAGTCGAGGGTATCGCAACAGCTTTTGAAGAGTTCAAGGCTACTAATGATGCGCGTCTGGCTGACATTGAAAAAAAGGGTTCGTCTGACCCGCTGGTTGAAGAAAAGCTAAAGAATATTGAAGCTGACCTAGACCGCTTTGAGGACATTAACCAAAAGCTCACACTTGCACAGCAGCAGCAAAAGCAAGTTGAAGAAAAGATGAATGACTTTGAGGCACTTTTAAAGCGTCCTGAAGCTGGTCTTTCTACTGAGCAAGTAGACACAAAAACAGTGATGTTTGATAAGTGGCTACGCAAGGGCAAAGAAAACATGGAGCTTGACGAAATCAAAGCTCTTACAGTCAGTGACGATACTGCCGCTGGTTTCTTGGCTCCGCCTGAGTATGTTCGTGAATTGATTAAGACACTTACTGAAATTTCATCAATGCGGTCAATCGCTCGTGTTCGTGCAACTTCACAGAAGTCTGTTCAAATCCCATCACGCACAGCAACATTTTCTGCACAGTGGGTAGCTGAAACAGGCAGTCGCGCTGAAACAACTGGATATACAACTCAGCTTGAAGAAATCCCAACACATGAGCTTTATGCTTTGGTTGATATTTCTGAGCAAGAGCTTGAGGATTCAGTTTTCAATCTGGAAGCAGAAATGCAACAGGAATTTGCAGACCAGTTTGCGAAAGCAGAAGGTAATGCAATGATTGTTGGTGATGCTGTAGGGAAGCCCGAAGGCATTATCACAAACTCAAGCGTTGGCACGACTAATTCAGGAGCATCCTCCACCCTTACAGGTGATGGTCTCATTGACTTGGTTCATGCAGTTAAGTCGCCATACGGCACTAACGGAACATTCATCTTCAACCGTACTACCTTGGCGGCTATTCGTAGCCTAAAAGATACTGCGGGTCAGTATGTGTTCCAAGCTGGCATGATGCTTACCGCTGGCGTTCCAAATACTATCTTGGGCTACCCATACGTTGAAATGCCAGACATGGCTGACGTAGGTGCTGGTTCTAAGTCAGTAGCATTTGGTGATTTCTCACGCGGATACATGGTCGTTGACCGTGTTGCTCTTAGCGTTCTACGCGACCCATTCACACAGGCAACTAGCGGCAATGTTCGTTATGTAGCTCGCCGTCGTGTTGGTGGTCAGGTGGTTCTGCCAGAAGCTCTCCGCATCCAAGTAACTTCAGCGTAAGGGAGAACTGATATGAAAGACCTTTCAAACTCCATCTCCACCGCTTTATCCCATAAGGTTGCTGTTACTACAGCGGCTTCAAACGGCACAGGCGTTGACCTTCAAGGTTACGAATCAGCGACTGTTGTTGTTAGTGCTGGGGCAGAGGGTGACACACTTGCCGCTAACCTGAATTTTCAAATTGGGTTAGAGCATAGCGATGACGATTCAACTTATACTGACTGTGTTCAGGCTGATATTGTTGACGGTACTATTGCCGCTGACGGTGTTTTCCTAATCATGGACGGTACTGGTACTGCTGGAACTGGTGGAAATCCAGATACAGCAGGCATGACTTACCGTGTTGGTTATCGTGGCGGAAAGCGTTACATCCGCACAACAATCGCAAAGACAGGCACACATTCCACAGGTACACCGTTGGGAACAATGGTTATCAAAGGCAATGCGCGTCATACTGGCGATAATGCGTTTGACGCACATAACGTCTAAACAAATATGGGGGCAGGGGTAACTCTGCCTCCTAACCATTATGAGGGGAACATATGTCTGTTAAAATTTTGCAAAATGTAAGAGCAATTTCTGATGAGCGTGGTGTTCAACCTTTGACAACATACAAAGCTGGCGACACATTCCCTACTGATGAGCCGTGGCAACGTGCCATTGCTGACAATTTAATAAGGGGTGGGATGGCAGAAGAAGCAAAAGTGGTGTCACCTAGCGAAACAAAGGCTAATACGCCTGAGAGAGCTAGAAATGCCGATGGCACTTTAATTGGTGACGATAAAAGTACCCCAAACAAAAATGAGGCTTGGGTAGGCGGCAAAGCTCCTATGAAATCCAAAAAGTAAACAGGGGGGCTAGATGGGCAGAGGCATAGGAAGCACCCTTGATACAGCCCTTAACGGTCAAGTAGTAAGGCCGTTTTTTGCTGTCAAATTTGAATTTGGTGGCGGGGATGCTCTTTTCTGGTCAGGGAATGGCGATAAGGTAATAAACACAGAAACCTATGTTGGGGCTGGCGACATCATTGCTTTCGCACCGCAAACGGAATCAGCGGAATTAGAAGCTAATGGCGTTGTGATCACCATTAACGGCATCAGTTCATCAAATATTGCCGTTGCACTAACTGACCAATATCAAGGAAGATTTGTTACAATAACGATGGGTGTTCTTGGTGAGGACTCCAGCGTTGTAGCAACGTATATACTTTTCAAAGGATTGATGGATACAATGACCATCTCTGATGATGGCAATTTTTCAAACATATCAATAAACTGTGAAAACATTTTGATTGGCATGAACAGGAACAAGGTTCAAAGATATACACCAACTGACCATGAAGCCGTAGTTGCTGCAAGGGGCGAAGCTGGTGTTGATAAGGGCTTTAGGTTTGTTCCCGCACTCCAAGACAAGGCTATCAGGTGGGGGCGTTAAATGGCAGTTATTGGCAGTCTTGGGAAAATAATAACAAATACGACTAAGAATATTGGGAAAATTCTTAAAGACCCAGTATCTTTAGCAACCATAGCTGTAATGGCATGGATTAACCCTATTGGCACGATGGGCTATTTAGCAAGCGCGGCTGTTTATACGGCTGGCATGGCGGCTATGAACGCCCTTGCCCCAAGCCCAGAGATACCAGATTTAGGTGGGTTGAATACCAATGCTTATGTAAGTGAAGCAACAGGTCGAACTCAAACTATTAGACAGCCAACCCAGCCGAAAAGGGTTGTTTATGGCACGATTAGGGTGGGTGGTGTCATAACATTTATTGGTACAGAAGGGGCTAAAAATAAATATCTTCATGTTCTTGTTACTTTTACAGGGCATCCCATTAAAAGTTTTGATTCATTCCGAATAGATGACCAAAACGTAACACTCTCTGGCAATGCGGTTTCTGCCCCTGCAAGATACGTCAGAAGGACACCAAGACATTTTTATGTTCATGTATACACTAGACTTGGAAATTTTAATCAAGCGGCTCATACAACGCTCACAAATGCGTTTGGAAATTTTACCTCAGAATACAAGCAAAGTGGATGTGCAAACGCACACTTTATATTTGAGTTTGATGATGAGGCGTACCCTAATGGATTGCCGAATGTAACCGCTGTTATTAGTGGGGTCACTAATATATTTGACCCAAGAACTTCTACTTCAGGATTCACAAGAAATTCAGCCTTGTGCATAAGAGATTACCTTACCAATTCTGAATATGGCATGGGTTTATCCTCCGCTGAAATAGATGACACTTCTTTCATCCAAGCGGCTAATGATTGTGAAGATCAGATGGCTCTAAACGATGGCACAACACAAAATAGATATGAATGTAATGGTTCATTTACTGTCGACAGAAGCCATAAACAAATCATTACTGAGCTTTTGAGTTCTTGTGCGGGTATACTCACATATCAAAATGGTAAGTTTAGTCTTAAAGTCGGCAAGGAAAATCTCAGTTATTCAATGTCATTGGACGAAAGTGATTTTTTATCTGCCGTGGATATTAGAACAAAGACATCTATAGGCTATCAATACAATCAAGTAAAAGGCACTTTCACCACTCCATTTGGCAATACATATCTTCCAACTGATTATCCAATTGTGAAATCAGCCGCATTTTTGGCGGAAGATAACAATATTGTTAGAACGCTAGATTTGCCAGCCCCATTCACTACCAATTCGGTCATGGCTCAAAGATTAGCAAAAATAGCTTTGTATAGAAGCAGACAGCAAATCACTATTAGCTCTACATTTTCGCTCAAGGCTTTTAACTTAAAAGCTGGGGATGTTGTAGCCATCAACTTTGCAAGATTTGGATTTACCAACAAGTTATTTGAGGTAGCGTCTTGGACACTTACCCCCATAGCTACTGAAACGCTAGGCGTTGAGATGATGTTGCGTGAATACAATCCTAATATTTATGCTTGGTTAAGGGCGGAGGATGAAGTTCTTTTTGAACTTGATGATTCAAGATTACCAGACCCATTCAGTATTCTGCCGCCAACGCTTGTGGTTTCTCAAGAAGTTCAAACCATCAATCAAAAAGCCACTACTGTTATAGTCGCTACTGTCACAGCAAGAGATTTATATTCAACAACTTTTGATGTGGATGTTCAAAGGCAATCAAGTAATGGGGTTGCGGTAACTGAGGATATAATCTCATTAGGTAGAAGCTCAAGCCAAAGATTTGAATATGCTGATGTAGAGAAAGGAGATGTTTGGAAAGTCAGGGCAAGATCACGTTCAAATCTTGGCACATTATCAACTTTTGCTTCAGAAGAAATTACCATACTTGGCAAGAGTGCCATTTCATTCCCAAGCACTGTTTCAGATTTAAAGATTAACTATCAAGGTTCAACGGCTATATTGTCATGGACAGCAATAACAGACCAAGACCTCAGCCATTATGAGATAAGGTATGACCCAGCGACATCAAATGCTGATATTGAAAACTCAGTTGTTATTGTTGATAAGGTATCAAGACCTGGAAACTCTGTGATTATACCATCAGCAACAGGCACGTTTTTCTGCGTGGCGGTTGATAAATATGGGGGCAAATCTCAATTTGCGGCATCTATTGTCGGTCAGGTTGAAAGAAATCTTGTTACTGATGGGTATCAGTTATTTAGGACTGATACTGAATCATTCAGCGAAACCGCCTTTGCTGGCACAAAAACAGACACATATATTTTCTCAGATTCAGGAACGCCTACATTGAGGTTGTCAACGAGCAATTTGTTTGACTCTGTTTCAGGCAATTTTGATGACCAGTTTGGACGGTTTGATGGTGGTGCGGGGGGTGTAGCCTCAAGTGGCACATATGATTTTGCAAATGTTGTTGATTTAGGGCAAAAACAAAGGTTCAAAATTCTTTCAACAAACGTGGTCACAGAGAGGATAAATTACGGACCATATGTTGCATCGAGTGGACCACAGTTTTATGGCAGAGCTTCTATGGGAGGTACAGATGTCAGAATTCAAATTGCAACCACAGATGATGACCCAAGCGGCTCACCCACCTTCACAGCTTTCAATGATGTAATAATTTCAGCCGCATATACAGCAAGGGCTTATAAATTAAGGGTTTTGCTCAAGAGTGAATCCATTACCCCTGATGGGCTTCTGCATTATACCCCTGCCATAACAAGTATCGCTATTGAGGCTCATGGAGAGGTAAGCACACAGGCTGCGCAAGACATTGTTAGCGGAACAGGAGCAAAGGTTATCACCTTTACTTATGCGTTCAGAACTCTTGGTGGTCTAGGGATTGCCGCACAAAATATGCGAAGCGGCGAATATTATGATATAACCAATAAATCATCCACAGGGTTCACAATTACGTTTTATGATAATACAGACACAGCGATAAGCAGAACATTTGATTATAATGCTACTGGGATCGGCAGAATAGCGGTATAGGAGTTACTATGGCACAACATGATTATATAATTAGCAATCAAAGTTTTCCCTCAACACGTTCAGACATAAACAATGCTTTGGCGGCGATTGTTTCAAATAACTCTGGAAGCTCTGCCCCAACCACGACTTATGCTTATCAGTTGTGGTATGACACTACAACTGATATACTCAAAATCAGAAATGCGGATGATGATGCTTGGATTACTCTATTTTCATTTGACCAAGCCGCTGATTCTGTTGTTGTAAGTGGCGAACAAGACCCACAGGTTGTAGCCCTTGCAATTGCTTTAGGATAGTATCATGGCAGATGACGCAATTATAACATCAACCAATCAGCTTTTGCCTGATGAGATTTCTGTAGTTATTGATGGCGCAATGCTTGTTGCTCCTGATGATGCTAATGATAAGTGGTATTACAAGCTAACCAGCATAACTACTACTAGCGCAGATTTGATTGCTGGTTCATTTATTGATTACACGGCTGTCACAGCGGCTTCCGCGCCAAGTGCTATTGATACGGCTGATAAAGTAAAATTCTTATTTGTTAAAAATGAAAGCACCGCAGACGGTATATATCTTGTTCTTGATGGCGGCACTGCATCAAATAGTGTTGCGGACGGAATATTTATTGGGGCTGGGCAAACATTTGTGGGGCG